CACTACCGGACCGCCGACTGGCAGGCGAAGCGGCAGCGGATCGCGATCCGCGACTCCTACGTCTGTCGCGACTGCGGCCGTGTCGCCTACGGGAAGGCCGGCCACGCCGACCACATCGTCGCCCTCGAGGACGGCGGCCGCGACGACGACGACAACCTCGCCTGGCGATGCAGCTCGTGCCACGGGCAGAAGACCAGGGCGGAGCAACGGAGGCGCGGCGTCCTGTGATCCATGTCGTCATCGGTCACATCTGCGCCGGGAAATCAACCTGGGTGCGCCAGCATTCGCGGCCGGGCGACGTCGTGATCGACTTAGACCGTCTCGCCCTCGCCCTGACCGTCGAAGACACCAGACACCACGACTACCCGACGCATGTTCGGGAGATCGCGCGCGGCGTCCGCTGGTTCGCTATCGACGAGTCTGTCCGCGCTCACAGGTTCGGCAGTGTCAAGAACGTGTGGATCGTCCACGCCTACCCCAGCGACGACGACATGGCCCGCTATCGCCGGGCCGGCGCGGCCGTCAAAGAGATGACCGCGCGGCCGGAGACACTCGTCGCAAGGGCGAAGGCCGAAAGGCCGCCTCGCATGGTGGCAGAGCTTGAACGGCGGCTCGCCGATGGGGGGTGGGGTACGCAACAATCGTGCCATTCAACCCATGACCCCACGGCCGCTCTGCGCTAGTTCGTGTCGGGTTTTCGAGAATTGGAGGTCCACTTGGGTTCCCGAGGTCCCATCCCTGACCCCCGGAGCGGCCGATCCCAGACCGGCCGGAACACGCGGGCGAAAAAGCCGGCGCCGGCCAGGCCCGCCGATGCCGCCCCGCCTGCCGGCAAACTGCCGCCGCCCCCGGACGTCGCCGCCGTGCCGGCGGCGCTCGCCTTCTGGCGGACCGTCGCCCCTGCCCTGATCGCCGCCGACCGGCTCGCCCCCGAGCAGACCGCCGCCTTCGCGATCCTCTGCCAGATCCATGCCGACATCCTCGCCCTCCAGGAGCAGCTCGCCGCCGAGGGCTGGATCACGGCGACCGACAAGGGGCAGGCCGCGAGCCCGGTCGCGAAGCTGCTCCGTGACTCGCGGCGGGATTTCGTCATGCTGGCCCGGGACTTCGGTCTCACCGCGTCCAGCGCGGCCCGGCTCCCGCAGGATCCCACCGATGGCGAAGCAGACGACGAGGAAGACCGCGCCCTCCGGGCGTTCACGGGCGGCTGATCCGAAGAAGCGGCCGGAGTACGTCGCCGGGTTCACGTTCGACGCGGAGGCCGCCGCCAGGCCGGCCGAGTTCATCGAGCGTTTCTGCCGGCACCCGAGCGACGACGGCAAGCCCCAGCCGATCAAGGTCCTCGACTGGCAGCGGGACCGGGTGATCGCGCCGATCTTCGGATGGAAGGGGCCGACCGGCAGGCTCCGCTACCGGCGGGCCGGGATCTGGGTGCCGAAGAAGAACCGGAAGAGTTCGCTCATGTCGCAGCTCGCGGCGTACATGGCGACGTCACACTTCCCGATCGCGGACGTCTTCCTCGCGGCGAACGACCGCGAGCAGGCCCGGACGATGTTCCGCATGGCCTCCGCCGTGATCGAGGCCTCACCGCAACTGTCGAAGCTCCTCGAGGTGATCGACTACAAGAGCGTGATCCGGAACCGGCAGCATGGGAACGAGATCCGCTGCCTGTCGAGTGAGTGGCGGAAGCAGGAAGGGCTGAACGGCTCGGTCATCCTCGACGAGATCCACAGTTTCCGCTCGCCGGCTCTGGTCGATGCCCTCGTCTACGCGATCCGCGGAACGCCGAACAGCCTCGTGATGTCGATCTCGACGGCGGGCGACGACCGGAACGGAATCGGCTGGCAGTGGTGGAAGGATTCGGAACTGGTGATGAAGAACCCCGCCGCGAACCCGACCTTCTACGGGCTGATCTACGCCGCCGACCCCGAGGACGACTTCTCCGACCCGGCCGTCTGGCGGAAGGCCAACCCGTCGATGGGCGTAGCGTTTCCCGAGTCGGAGTTCGCGGCCGACTACCAGGACGCGACGACCGATCCGCGGAAAATGTCGAAGTTCCTCCGCTACTCGCTCAACGTCTGGCAACAGGCCGACGCCCGCTGGTTCCACGGCGACGACTGGGCGAAGTGCGGCCGCGAGCCGCTGGAGCCGCTCCCCGGCCGGCCCTGCTGGGTGGGCGTCGACCTCGCGTCGAACCTCGACATGACGAGCGCGGCCTTTGTGTTCCGGGAGCAGGACGGCTCCTACTCGGTCGAGTGGAAATACTGGGTGCCGTCGGAGACCGTCGGCGACCGGGTCCGCGAGGGAATCCCGTATGACACCTGGATCCGCGAAGGCTGGGTGACGGTCACGGACGGCCACCGGCTCGACCACGAGGCGGTCGCCCGCGACATCGTCGCCTACGGGGAGTCGCACGAGATCCGCGGCGTCGGGGTCGATCCCTGGCAGGCCGGGGCCTTGGAGACACTCCTCCAGCGGGAAGGGATCGAAGTGAAGTCGGTCGCGCAGCGGACGGCCTACCTGAACGCGCCGTGCAAACTGCTCGAGGCCCTGGTCGTCGAGGGCCGGCTTCGGCACGGGGCGAACCCGGTCGCGGCGTTCAACGCCAACAACGTCTGTGTCTACACGGACCCCACGGGCATGATCAAGCCGGACAAGGCGAAGTCGAGCGAGAAGATCGACGGGATCGCGGCGCTCGTCAACGCCCTCGCGCTCGCCTCGACCGACGACGCGGAAACGGGCAGCGCGGACGACTGGAAGATCCACGTTCTCTGAAACTTTCCCGGGCCCGGGCGGCCGCGCGAGACTGACGGACGGCGGGCCGGCCGAGCCCGCAGCCCGAGGGTCCGCCGATGCCCCGCAAGCCCGCCGCCACTCCGCGCCGCAAGGCCGCCGCGCGGCCGATCCGCGGGACGCTCGTCAACCTGCGGAGCAGCCTGGCCGACATGACCTGGAGCCTGTCGCCTCGCGACATCGGCCCGGAGACCGCGATCCGCGTCTCCTCGATCCTCGGGGTCGTCCGCTGGATCTCGCAGGCCGTGGCGGTGATGCCCCTCCAGATCATGCGGACGCTCCCCGACGGGCGGAAGGAAGACGCGGCGATCCCCTGCTCCTACACGCTGCGGAAGCGGCCGAACCCGTGGCAGAGCGCCTACGACTTCTGGCAGCTCGTCTCCTACTGGACGGCCCTCTACGGGAACGCCTACGCCCGCGTCCTGCCCGGCCCGCGCGGCTTCTGCTCCGAGCTGCGGCCGATGCACCCGTCGCGGGTGAAGGTCGATCGGCTCTCCGACTACTCGCTCGCCTACACGTTCTTCAATGACCGCGGGACCTGGGAGCCGGTGCCGGCCTCCGAGGTCCTGCACTGGCGGTGGCTGTCGAACAACGGCGTCGTGGGCATGGCCCCGGCGGAGCTGTGCGGGACGTCGATCGCCCTCGCCCGCCAGCTCGACATCGCGGCGACGGCCTTCTGGCAAAACTCCGCCCGGCCCGACGTCGTCCTGGAGACCCAGGAGAAGATCCCCGACGAAGCCGTCGCGGCCCTCCGCGAGCAGATCCGGACGCTCTACGGCGGCGCCGCGAACCGCGGCAGCGCGGCCGTCCTGCCGAAGAAGACCAAGCTCGTCCCGATCGAGTCGAACAGCATGGAGGCGAACCAGTTCCAAGAGTTGAGGGACGCGATCCTCCCCGACGTCTGCCGCTGCTGGGGCGTTCCCTCGACGCTCCTCGGCGACGCCCGGATGGCGAAGTATTCGACCGTCGAGCAGGAGCATCTCTCCGCCCAGGTCTGGTGCCTGTTGCCCTGGCAGAAGCGGATGGAGGGCCCGGTCGACATGCTCCTCCAGCCGGTCTACGGCGAGGACGTCTACGCGAAGCTCGACAACCGCGGGCTCCTCCGCGGCGACACCGCGGCCCGGTCTTCGCTCTACCAAACGCTCTGGAACATGGGGGCGATCACGCCGAACGAGATCCGCGACCGCGAGGATCTGCCGCTCCTCGAGGACCCGGCCGCGAACGAGACGTTCGTGCAACTCGGGTTCTCGACGCTGGCCGCGGCGGCCGCCGCCCAGGCCGGGGCCGCCGGGGGCGATCCGCCGGCGAGCGATCCG